CTTATTATGAAACTTTCTCGTAGCGGATCATTGCCAAAAAATGAAGTTTCTGAAATTCTATCTGAACTTGCAGAGCTAGGCTACTAATCCCGTTTATTTTTACTTTTACTCTTTTTTAAAAGTAGTTAGTATATTTAGGACTATCTTAAGAATTTAAATCTTTCTATTCTTAGACTCTATATTTTATTCTTACTACTTTTAAAAAAGAGAAAAATAGAAATAAATAAGGTATCAAACCCTAAAGATATATTGTCTTACATCTATATAAATGTCAACAGCAGGAATATACGCATCCCACCCTAAGGTGGACCAACCACATAAGATCTTTCAACAGATGAGATCAGACCAAGTAATGCCGGCTTTTTTCTTTGGAGGATCTCAAGTACCTATTCAGTTAGGTATTCCTCGTGAAGGAAGCCATCAGTCGGAATATAAACAAACTATGGAAAAAGTAAAAGCAATGAGTATCAGTGGTAACGGAATTAAAACTCATTATGAACATACACAAAAAATTATAATGCCTAAGCATCTACCTAGAATCTAATATAAACAAACATTAAGATACTAATATATAACTATGTTCGTAATTGTACTCAACCAGAATAATATCGTCCAAGATGGACAAAATAATAAACTTGTATACAAGTTCCCAAACTCTATACACTTTGAAAAAAAGTATATTGCTGTAACAAATATTTCAATGTTTTACTCATGGTTTAACATCACAACTTTGTTTAACAATAACACATTCACATATACTTTTACCGTAGGCGCCCTTTCTACCCCAATAACTGTCACAATCCCAGATGGACTATATGAGATTAGCGCGATCAATGATTACTTCCAATGGACATGCATCCAAAATGGTACTTATTACATTACTTCGAGTGGAGATTATGCCTATCCAGCTGAGTTCCTAATTAACCCTACCCGATATGCTATTCAAATTAATACTTTCTACTTGTACACCGCTGCTACACTTCCTACCGGATGGACTCTTCCTGCAAACTTTCCGGGATATCCTACAACCCGACAAAATTGTATTATATCACTACCAGCAAATATTAATGTTATTATGGGCTACCCTGCCGGGTTTACATCAACGGCTAATGTAGGAGGTGGATATGTTCCACCTACACCTACCGCTGCAAGCAATTATGAAGCGATTGATACAACTACAAATACCATTTCGTATATTAGTAATACCGCCCCTCAAGTCCAGCCTAACAATAATGTTTTATTTTCTATTTCTAGCATTAATAATCCGTATGCTCAACCATCCAGTATTATCTATTCTTTGAATCCAAGTGTAGCAAGCGGACAGCAAATTAATGTTACCCCACCTAACTACATGTGGAACAAACTTATTGATGGATACTACCCTGAAATTAGACTTACTCTTCTAGGAACCAATCTTCAACCATTGACTGTTTTTGATCCAAACATGACTATTCTTCTTGCTATTAAAGACGAAGGCGAGTCAAGTAATAAATAGTTATAAACGTTTAGTGATGTATATACATAATGAATAATTCTTTCGACGAACAATATATTAACCGTTTGTTTGACGAGTTTCAAACAGAAAAAGCTAAACTTGTACTTGAGTTGAAGAATGATAAGGAACTTACAAAGGAAAGATTAATTAGTAATAAAATGCAATGCATAGACGTCATGACAAGAAGTATTTTAAAATATAGAAATTTAATTATACGGGAGAAAATGAAACAAGATCTTTGAAACAAAGGGTGTTTGCAAACGGTTTATAGGCTAGTCATCTATATCTTTTAGTAATGCCAATAAGTAAATCACATCACGTAGTGCTACCATTCGGTGGTGGATCCCTTCACATGGGACGAAAAGATTCAGTAGGGAGAGGTATGGGTTCGGTTCTTCTTAGGACCGGTGGACCCGGTGCTGCATCGTCATATTCTGATATGGATGATTATATTCATCAAACCGGGATGAATCCGTATGCAAGAGCTGCACCGCAACAGACAATGAGAAAAAATGGAAAAGGTTTGATGAGTCTTGGTTCTAAGCTTAGTAAACTAGCTATTGCTGCACCATCACAAATTAAACGAAAAAATATTACTATGAGTATGTAGAGTTGTGAAACGTATGAAAAAAATAATAAAAAATATATAAAAATATTTTTATTATTTGGATATCTATTTAAAAGGACTACATCTATACAATGTATAAACATTAATGTGTGATAAACTCGTATACGATCTAGCTCAGGAAGTTGAAGGTTCGCCCTCCGTCTTTGTAAGAAAAGACTGGGTCAACATCCTTGATAATCAGAACCAAAACTATGGAAACAATCAATCGGTGTTAGATACATCGCAGCTTTCCAATTCTAATAAATATATGTCTTACCGTGAGGCATATCTTCTCGTCCCTTTTACAATTTCTCTTGCATCAACCGCATCATCTGTTTATTCGGCAGGTACAAATCCCCCAAATGGTGGTACAACAGCGTATTTTTCCCCCGGCGCCGCAGCAACATCAGCAGATAATGCTATTGGTCTAAAAAATTGGTTTGGACAAATTATACATTCTTTTACGTTGGATTACAACGGAACAACAATTATTCAACAGACGCCGTTGGTTAATATGTGGAATTCTTTTAAACTCATGACATCACTTAGTTATCAAGATCTTTTGACGCAAGGTGCTACCATTGGATTCTGGCCTGATAGTTCAGATACTTTTCAATTTGTTCAAGGAGGTGCCGTTGACGGAGTTATAGGTGACTCATCTGCAGGTTTTATACCTACATTTGGTCCATCAGCCGCTGGAACAGGGACGTGTAATAATACTAATTTTATGTCTTCACCAACTGTTTATGGTGAATTTTCAGGTCTTAGAACTGGTACCGGTAATGAAGGGTTCTCTGTTCGTCAAAGATGGATAAATTTTAATCCCGACGGTTATATTGGATCAACCACTGCTACAGCAGCGGGTGTTGCATCATCGTCAACCGCATATTTTGGAAATTTGATGTTTGCTGGTGCATCAACCGCATTATGGAAGTCTTATATTTTTAAAAAACTAACAGGAACATCTACAACAAGCCCGGGAATTATTCAAATAGCCGTATCCGCGACTGTTTATTTAAAACATATTCATTCATTTTTTAATATGGTCCCACTTCTGAAAGGAGTATTTATGAAAATGACAATGAATTTAAATAATACAACAACTGCATTTTCTACTATTTCAGTATCCCCTGTTGGTGCAAATTATCAAATTAAACCGAGGTCACTTGTACTTACATCAGTTTCTAATCCTCTGGGTGGTGTAAATCCTTTAATGATTGCATCCGCAGGATTTGTTCCATCGACGTCCTTAACTGCAACAACGTATACAACCCCTGACGGTGGTCTATCTTTATTTCAAACAGGTAATGCATCTGCAACTGCGCAATCAGCTGCTATCACTTGCACTATAACATATCGTATGAATATTTCTGTCGGATCGTTATGTTTAGATTCTACAATTGCGGGATTAGGAGCGGCCAGTTCACCGTTAGCTAAATCTGTATATTTGTATATTCCAGCATATAGTTTTAATCCCGTATTTGAACAAGCATATCTTTCTAGTCCTGTAAAAGAAATTAAATATTCTGATATTTATCAATATCAAGTCATCAATGTTGGCGGAGGTCAAACATTTAACAATTTGGTAACAAATGGTATTGCAAATATTAAAAGCGTTTTAATTTTACCATTTCATACAAGCACTGGATCGAGTACCGATGTATCTCAATCTGGGTTAGGCGTACCTGGTACACCTGTATGGCAATCACCATTTGATCCCGCAGGAACTGGTCCTACAAGCCCAATGTGCGCTATTACTAATTTCAATGTTCAAATTTCCGGACAGAATGCTATTTACAATATGGAGAAATATAGTTTTGAGCAATTTAATAATCAACTGTATGGATATAATGCGGTTAACGGCGGGCTCACAGATGGTCTTACATCAGGTCTTGTATCTCGTTATGATTTCGATAATTGTTATTGTTATTATTATGTAGATGTGTCTCGTATGCTTCCCGTTGAAATGACAGTACCTAAATCAGTTCAAATTATTGGGCAAAACATGAGCTCTCGTTCTGTAGATCTCATTGTATTTGTAGAATATGGAGTATCAATCTCTGTTGATCTTCTTACCGGCGCGCGCGTTTAAAGCATGTAAAACACATGTAAAAAAATAAAAAATATTTTAAATAAAAATTAAAGTAGTCAATTGCATCAAAAACAATAACAAGTTATAGCAAAGCAATAAATGTATTTAAACAAAAAAAGTCTTTAAATATATATAATGAAACACATCACAGTTGCAATGAGTGCGGCGCAAGCTGCTAAACTAAGAAACGGCCATAAGGTCCGTGTAAAAAAAGGAAGTGGTTTTAATCTTATCGTTCATCCCGAACGGTATCATTTGATGACTAGAACTTTTGATAAAGGTCGCGGTGCTGAAGTACAACTAAGCCCTGAAGAACTAAGCGTAAATAAATTGTATGCGTCTGTAACACCTGAAGAACATACAGGTCTATCAGCATCACCCGACGCGGCTTCTCAAGCAATTGTAGAAAGTGGCGCACCCCATGCTGCTGGTCAAGGTATTTTTGGTAAGAAATTTGATAGGAAACTTAAAAAAGCACTTGGTCATAAACTTTCTAGTGTAGTTTATAAAGGTGCTGAACACCTTCGTGAACCACTCAAACAAGCTATTAAGGGCGGACTCACTGCTGCTGGTGCTGCGGCTACTGCATTTGCGCCTGAACTAGCACCTGCTATTCTTATGGCTCAAGGTCGTCTAGGTAGCATGTCTGATAGGTATATTGACGATCCTAGTAAGTATCAACGAAAAGGTGGATTTGAAGCCCTCGCGATGGGTCATGGTATTGGATTGCAATTTAATAAAAGTGTGCGAAGCCATTTGGCTGATGCAACCCGAGGTGCGCATTCAGCTGGTATTAAAAGTATGGATATGGCTGATCGCGCGATTCATAGTCGAAGCGGTAGTCATACCATCCATGATATGCATGAAATGGGAGGTCCTATTTCTAGAGGTAGCGGGTTCCATCACCCGCATGCTGTAGGTCATGTAGGACATCGCGGTGGAATGCTTGCTATGCATTACTCTCCGGCGATGGTATCACAACCACTATCTGCTAACTTTCAATTTCAACATTTTCTTCCTCCGCAATACCAGGCTGTTGGTAAGCATGGAGGTGGACTATATTTGTAATGCTTTAGGTTTAACTTGTTAATCCCTTATTTTTTATTATTATTTCTCTTTTTAAAAAGTAGTAAGAATAAAATATAGAGTCTTAGATTATAGAATTCAAATTCTTAGGATAGTTATAAAATATATAAATACTTTTTAAAAAGATGAAAGTATAAAAATAAAAGGGTTTAGTAAAATTATATCTAAAAAGAAATACGCTACTAAGTGTATATGTCTTTAACCGATACACAAATTTATAAACTCGCCGAACGGATGCAAATCCCGATGGGAGGAGTCTTTTTCAAGGATGAAATTCCGAGCAAGTTAGAGTTTAATAAAACTTATATTATTAATCTTGAAGATAGCGAGGATGAGAATGGTAGACAAAATTCTGGTTCTCATTGGACGATGGTTCAATGTCGTAAATACCCGAATGATAAAATTCATTCAATATATTTTGATCCGTATGGCGCACCGCCGCCTGAATCCGTAAAGGAAGCTGTTAAAAAAACCACCGCTAGCCAAGGCGTTCCACATACAACAAAAGACATACAAAGTCTGATGAATAATGCATGTGGTTTTTACTGTCTAGCACTAGCCCACTACATCAACTCATCTAAATTCAGAACTAATGATTTGTTTACTGATGTTGATGACTTTGTAGACATGTTTGATGATCTGAATGTTTCTGTTGATTTTAAAAAGAATGAATATATTCTAAAACATTTCTTCAGAAGTGATGATCCGTCACTACGGAAAGAAATTGATGTTATTAAATCTACAGAATCTATTACAGGCGAAGACGAGAAAGGCGG